CTACAGGAGTTTGATTGATGTCTACTCATCCGACTACCAGGGTACCTCTTGAAGATCGGCTCTTGACCTTCGCCAGTAGAACACTACTTGCCATTACTATGTTTCTTCTCACCACACTATGGTCTAAAGTAGATCGTCTGGATGAGGAGAATAAAAACCGTGACCGCGAATTGGCTGCTTTCATGTTAGAAATTGAACACCGTATGACCACCCTGGAGACGCTAGCCGATGACAATTAAAGCCCACTACCTCCTCCTCACCGCGCTTTGCGCTTCCTGCGCTAGCCTTGGCCGTGCTGGTGGCGCTGCGGCGGGTGCTGCCGCTGGGTCTGTTATCGGCCCTGGTGGTGCTGCGGCTGGCGCAGCCATCGGCTCTTTAACTTCCGAGGCTGCATTCCCAAGTGAGAGCGCGCCGCAACCCGAGACAGTCTGGGGCTTACTAGGAAAACTAGTGGACCAAGCCGCGTGGCTAGCCTTCGTTATGGGGCTTCTATGGATCCTGACTTGGATCGCGCCCTCACCGAAGGATCTGTTTAAACGCGCTATAGCCCGCTGGCGTAGTCCAGAAGTTCCGCTGTCTTGAAAGACACGGATTGGGCATATCTAGCCGGATTCGTAGACGCTGACGGATCTATTATGGTAACCAAATGGTTATCAATAGATAAAACTTATCCTCGTTTTTGCTTACGCCTGACGGTAACGAACGCGAAGCAAAATATCATGGACTGGCTAGTCAATGAGATGGGCGGCAAAGTCTATCTGGCCAATAAGGCTGCGCCGAAGAACCACCGATCTATGTGGCGCTGGACTATAACGGGTCGCAACTGCGGCCCGATCCTATTTAATCTCTTGCCCTACCTTCGGCTAAAAGAAAAGCAAGCCGAGTTCGCCCTGCGCTTTATCAGCACTATGAGCAAACCCGGCGAAAATAAGCGCCTGACTCCAGAGGTTCTGGACGAGCGCAATCACATTGTTACCCACATGAAACGAATGAACCAGCGAGGCCGTTCCCGATGATTATTCTTGGAGTAGACCCAGGCTATCGAAACCTTGGGCTTAGTGTTGTCGAGATTGATGAATACAGTACACGAATCAAAATCTTGTCCTCTCAGAATATGAGTGTGGGCAAGGCGACTGCGCCCCTGATGTTCACAAAATTTCTGTGGCCAACGCTTTCAAGCCTTCATAGTCAGTATGGTATTGACGCTATAGCGAGCGAGACCCCTCCGTTTATCATGGGCCAGATTAAGACAACCGCATTCTTGTGGGCTGTCTCGTCGATCATCGTGGCCTGGGCATACTCCGAAGATATCCCGTTTAGACACGCCTCACCGATCTCTCTGAAAAAGGCCGTATCTCGCGTACTTCAAATCCCTTGGTCTAAGAAATACATGCCCAAGAAGTCAGATGTGAAGTCTGCTGTCGAGCGCTTGTCTGGCGAGAAGGGGTTACCTACTTCCCACGAGAACGATGCAACACTAGCCGCCGCTTTAATGTTTAGTAGTCTAATTCCCGATGCAAACACTAAGAGTCAGATCCCAGATTAGTCGGATGTCTTTTAATGATGTCGCGCTGTCCTCGTTCGAGGTACGCATGATGCCTATTGAAAGCCTTTGGGCACCTGTTCGTACTGTGCCTTCCTTCGTAGACGCCGTGCGCGATTCAATAGAAGAGACGGGTCTACACAACCCCATCATTGTAGTGCGCCTGCCCCGCGAAGATGCTGTGCAGCACTTTCAGACGATGAAGCGAGCCACATATTCAAAGCGCGATCATCCCCCTGAAAAGTTAGATCCCCCTCATGGCTTCCCTGAAACGCCTGTGGTCAACATTATTTGGGGTGGGAGTAATCGGCTAGATGCCATCAAACAACTAGGCTATACTCATGTTGATTGTGTCTTGATCCCCGACTTTCATGTAGCGATGCAGATACAGGAAAAGCAGCGGAACGCTTATAGCGCCCACCTTTCTGGAGGTAGTGATGGCTCTGCCGGAGTCTAGCCGTCCACCCAGTTTGAGTCGCCTTCCGTCTGTCGAGGAGTTGGCCCGAGATCGATTTGGCGATGTCGAAGGCTTGGCTATAGTCCAGAAGACTACGCTGGAGTTGGCCAAGCATTACTCCGAGCGCTTTGACCTCGACTCCCATGACCCGGAAGTGACCCTGGTAGCCTCCGCCTTGGCCTTCGCCAGACACAAGGAATTCACCTTGCTTGTTCAGTTGGAGCGCGATCTATTTACGCGAGTGGCTACCTCACCCGATGGCTCAAGTTATGGCGAAGTCCTGTTCAATGTGACTCGAACGGGGGCCTATCGTGAGATACATCGCGAGATCGATAGGTTGCACAGTAAGGCGGGCGTGTATCTGAAAGAGTTGAAGGAGTTAAATGAGGACTCATTACGAAAGCCAACCTGAAACCTATTACGCAGCCGACCGTTTTTTTCGCCATAAAGGATTCTTCTCGCCCATTTCGGATGATGCGCGCATTTTGAATCTCGGTTGTGGGCGAGGTGAGGCTTTGAAAAAATTTACTAAGGGAATAGGTATCGACTTCAACCGTAATTTGAGAAGTGTTTGGCAAAGGATAGGGGTATCTGACCGCTGCTTTATCTTAGACGCTACGAATTTACCTTACCAAGAGCATGAGTTTGACTGGACAATCTCCACGGACTTTCTAGAGCATGTTCAGCCCGAGACTATTGAACCTATTGTTCGTAATATCTTTCGATTAGCGCCACACGGTAAGCATGTGATATCTCTCGCTAAACAATCAAAGTATCGTGGGCCTGAAGGAGAGAACCTACATCTTAGTGCAAATGACGCAGGTTTCTGGATGCGCCAATTTTCTAAGTATAGACCACTTCCCGCTTTCCATAAGAAAAAGAACTGCCTAACGGTTACTTGGTGACTTAAATGATTGAAAAACTACCGTCAGACTGGTACGAAGATGGGCTAGAAGAAACCAAAGGTTTCACGCCTTATATTAAAAGGACGGAAATAGAACAAACCTGCGTTAATTGTGGGGACAGTTTAAACAGACCGATTGCTTGTGGGATCAAACAACCGTGCGCTGCTTGTGGGTTTCCTTATCCGGGCGGGGACTGCTCTGACTGATACTTGCGGTGTCCCCGCATAATCAAGAGGTTCTCAGCGAACCCCTGGATATCCTCTAGGCTGTCTTGACTAGGGCCAGCCTTGCTCATACACCGGGCTATCTTCTGAAGCAAGTTCAGGAAACAGATGTCGTCTGCCGTGAGCGGTTTAAACTTATCTACCCGGCTGTCCAGAAACGCATTCCAGAACCGGGCGGTTCGGGCGTGATTCTCAGCGGGAGGCCCATAAGTAGCCCCCCGCTCCGCCACGATCTCCTCAAGCGTCTTGGGCATCGTTAGCCTGCCGCTTGTCTCTCCAGTCCTCTAGCCGATGCCAGAGGTAGACTGCCGAGAACACTCCAGCAAACACGATGCTGACATTCGTAATCCACAATGTGACAAAGGTAATGTAATCAGTCATTTCCATTCTCCTCGGCCTGCTCGTTGGTAACGGCGCAAGCCCTTTGGTGTAGTATTGCCATGACAGTAAGGCCGATCTTAACGAGATCGGTGTCGGGCAACTTGGACATCTCTTCAACCAGATAAACCGACTCCGGGTTATCTTCTTCGTTCTCTTGCTCTGGCTCAGTCGTCATGTTCTTGGTCCCTACTAGGGTTGTCTTTGCAGACGGCCTTAAAGGCGCAGTATCCTGGCCTTCCACCCCGACCGCATTGGAAATAAGCGTCCGAACCGTGCCGGACTAGGAACTCTTCACCAGGATCGGACCCTTCGACAGCCATGTCTATGGCAATCTTTACCCTAGCCAATTCATCTTTCAGGGTCTTAGGTTCGATTAGCCTAGGGTTGAGTGGTTGGGTTAGCGAGTCTCGGTTGATCCCGGCGATTGTTGCCCCGCCGTCAAGCACACCCAGCGAGTCAGCGTAAACGGCCAACTGTGCAAGGTAGCCGAAGGCGTCAGGGTCTTCGCCCCAGACAGTCTTGCCGTGCTTCTTGTAGGTGAAGCCGCCCATTGTCTTGAAGTCTACTAGCATCTTGGTTGGCTGCCCCTCGGCTAGCCATTCGCTAGTATCCTTGCCTGTGATGAGCATATCTACATGGCCTGACTGGTTGAACTTATCAGAATCCTTTGGCCACCATTCGGGCAAAGTTACGGGCAACTCTGTCTCCACGACAAAGCCCGATGGGATAGCCGAACGAACAGCAGCGTAGGACAACTCGTGGAGTAGATGGCCTACCGCGAAGGTTGTCCCGATGTTGTCAGGCATCTTGCCGGAGTCTTCCCCCTGCACGCTGTAGTATGTCTGACGGGCGCAAGCCAGGAAGGCAGACGGCCTAACCTTGCGCGCCTCGTTTCGCCGTGTAAACACTTCGAGGATTGACTTCGCCGCATTGGCGGTATGCTTGGCGGCATACTCTTGGTCGATGTTGGACACGGACATACCGTGCATCCAAACATCCTTGAGAAACCTGGACCAATTAGGGTAAGGCTTCTCGGGTTGGGGTAGCGTATTACGCTGCATTTAAACCTCTGGTCGTATTGAATCTAGAATCTCGTGAGGCTCATGCTCCACGGTGATTGCTTTCTCAGAGCCGCCTATGAAGATCATCGTGCCGCCCAGGCGGAAATTAGGGACGACAGACAATATGTTATCTACTCGGATCATGCGGCCACCACTATCATCACGCAAGTAAAGAAAGGCTGAGGAGCCTATCTGAACTACCTCGGCACTATGTGGGCTGCTTTGATTCATTGGAACTTAAAGTAAAGTTGGGGCCTAGGTAATTTACTACCCAGGCCCCTTTGCACCTACTCGGCGGGGGTAAAGCGGAACTCAGCCCACTCGCCGAAGTCGCCGTCTTCGTGGAAGACATTGATGTTAACCGTCTCGCCAATCAGGTCGCGGGGGGTCTTGCTGACCGCCACCGACTTGTCTGGCCAGACCGCCTTGAGCAACTTGGTGTAAGTTGCGCGGGCGTTTAGCGGTCGCTTGAAGTTGATCCAGGTCGAAAGGTCAACATCGCTGCTAGAGCAGTCGAAACTGACCAAAAGGCGAGCCTGAACACCCTTCTCCTTGGCCTTTTCGTGCGGTTCAAACGCACGGACATCGGAGATAGTGCTTTCGGGGTACGCCCCTTCCGGGGTCATCGGACGCTTGCCCTCGTACTCGGCTTCCGTGATGGAGTCGTTGAGGATTGCGTCTGGGTCAAACTCGTCACTCATTTGTGTTGTCCTCTAGAGGCTTAGGGCCTCGTTCTAGGTTCTTGAGTAGTGCTAACAGGTCTAGACCGTGGTCTGCTGCCAATGGCTTGGCTCGAAGCAGTTTCTCCACAGTCCCAGCGAGGGCTTCTTTGTCCCTCGGTGGACGGTCGCCCATCTCCCCAAGTGCATCACGCACTCGGCGGTCAATAAGATTGGCTATAGATTCTTCGTGATTGGGAATATCAGACATCGCCCCAGGTAGCCCCGCTAGTCGCGGAGGCGGGGAATTCAACATTGGAGAAGGTGTCATGGTAAGCCTTGTTCGCGGCGTCTTCCATCACTTCTCTTAATTCTTCAGCCCTGGTTGAGTCCTGACCCCCTATCAGGACCTCATCGTGGACCGATAAGATCGGGTTTAAACCTGCTTTATCAACCGCCACCAGAGCAGTGCGCATTAACTCCGCAGCAGACCCTTGAACTATGACGCTAATGGCTGGCCTAGTCTTCTCGTAGCCAGCAAAGATCCGTGTCCTGCCTGCTACGGTGCGCGCTACTCGGTAGGTTTCAGCCTCCCGCCAGACCTTTTCCATCCAGTTATGTAGGTCGGGGAGGTTCCGGCGGTACTCGTCAAGGAATCGACTAGCCTCTCGCTTGTCTGTTTTCAATTCCAGGGCTAGCCGCTTGGCCCCCATACCATTTAGGATGCCAAAGTTTACTGCCTTAGCCTTGAAGCGTTCGTCAGGCGTGATGTTCTCGGCCTTCTTACCTAGCATCTTGGCCGCTACTTCTCGGTGAGGACATTCACCCTCTTTAAACGCCTCCAGCAGAACTGGCTCTTCAGCGAATGAGGCAGCCACCCGCAGTTCAACTTGTGAGAAATCGCAGGCTGTCACCCCAGCCTCGTCTACTGCTGTTAGGCAACTGCGGATTGACTTACCTAATGGTCCCCGCTTTGGTATCTGCTGAAGATTAGGGGTGTTACACGAAAATCTACCCGTTGCTGTGCGGGTAGTGTTTGTGCGTGGGTACAAGATTCCATCTTGCGCTAGCCTAGGCAGCGGCTCTATAAAACTAGACCGCAACTTGATTAACTTGCGCCAAGTTAGTAACTTCCCCGCTAGGTTGTCCCCCTCATCTGCCAGACTTTGCAGGACAATTTTCGAGGTGCTAGGTTTGCCAGTAGGGGAATGGGGTAACTTCCGCCCCTTACCTATTAGCCACTCGCTTACTTGCGGAGGTGAGTTTAAATTGCCGACCATGCCCGCTGACCGCAAGGGTTCTTCGCTAGATAAGATCATCTCATCTAACTGCTCCCCTACCTTGGCCAACTTGTTGTAAAGCAACCTCATACCTCGGCGTTCCATGCGGTAGACCGCGCCCTCAGTTTCGTAATCTTGGACTGCCCGCTCTACTTGCAGCGTCTTGGCCATCTTGGCTGTAGTCAGGCAATCATCGGCAAGGTATGCGATAAGTTCCTCGTCGTGCATATCTAAGATGCGCCCTTGCTTGAGAAGATCGGGGGTTGCGACCTTTCTCCACCCCTTGACCTTGGCAATGTGATCCATTGAATGCCTGCCCGTGGTGTGTCGGTAGTACGAGGCTACCATTGTGTCAGTCCAGGTGCGGGTAGGGTTTAAATTCAGGGCGTGGAGATCGAAGCGTAGGTTATGCCCTACAAGGCGTAGCCCCTCTAGGATTTGGCCTAGGTTCCAGTCGTCGAATTCCTCTCGGGTAATAATGAAAGCGTGCTTACTACCTAGAGGCATGAGACCAATCCAGAAGGCTCGGTGCGGTGCGTTGTGCCCGACAACTTCCAGCCCGTTAGTCTCCGTGTCCATAACCCACTCTCGTTCAGGCTCCGCTAATAGCAGTCGTTTGATATCACTATCGCTAACACGATGCGCGAAAACTTCACCTTGCATGGCTAAATACGCCCCCCTTCCAATGGTTTAATAAACTTATAGCCGCCTAACTTATCTGTGTAGTCGGACATTAACCCCTTTGTCATCATGCTTTCTAGCAGCGCCCCCGGCGAACCAGAGGTTGGTTCTACGATGACCTCAACTGACTTCTGCCCCTGCTCAAGTAGGTAAAGGCAGCGATGCCTACCATCATGGTCAATTATTTGCCAAGCCGGAGGGACTGGGTAGAAACGAACCCGTAACCAAAGTGGGCCAACCTTGCCTTGTCTAGCAAAGTGTTTAAACGATGCAGCAAGTTGCTGGGGTGTCTTGCGCTCAGGGTCAGGCAACCCAACTAGAGCCAGGAAATCTTCTGGCTTGAACACCGCTAATAAGGCGCGCATCTCCATAGAACGGCGACAGTAAACCCGCATCATAGCGCAATAGTCGCCCACTCGATTGTGTAACGATCATCGTTAAACCTAGTGAATAGCCCATTGCTAATTATGTCTGTCAAACATTCCTTGGTTGCGGGTGCGTCTTCTTCATGGAATCCATGTACCCGGATAAACCCTTGATCTTTGTCTGCCATGAACTGAGCCACCCTAGCATCTTCGCGGCTAGGCTTAAGCACTTTCCAGCCGCCCTGATTTGGTACCAAGATTAGCCGTAAGGGTTTCCAGATTAAGCAGCGTTGCCATCTTTCCTCAAGAGCAAGGCGTATCTCGTCTGTCATAACCGGAAGACCTACCAAGTTAAGGTAGGTCGATGGTGCCATACTAATTAAATAACCCCTACGCCTTACGATACTAGGCGCAAAGATAGCGCGCCCAGCGTTTCGCCTTGATGGCTTGGTTGCATCTGGGGCGCTTACCCAAGAGGGCAACTTTTCCGAGAGTGGTTTTAGTAAACCTCGTTTAGACGCAATCGCCAGTTGCTCATCTAACCGTGTCCGATAGTAGTTTATCATAGCGGTAACCTAGCCTTGATAGTTCGGGGTAAGAATACTCGACGCTTTGCCCTAGTCAACATGACATAGAGTAGTCGGATTGTCTCTGGATCTCTCCGCTCAAAGCGGCCAATCGCCACCCTTGACCACGGGAGAATATAAACATCGTCCGCTTCAGCCCCCTTCGCAGCGTGTCCGGTACTGAGTACCAGTTCCTTATTGGCGGCAGCCACATTGGGCACAATACCTGTACGGGCTAGCCCCCAATTTCGGAATGCCTTAGCCACACCACGGCGGGAGTAGCCAAGGACTAGCCCCCGCATAGGGCGGCTTTGCGAATCCCAAGCCAGTAGTTCGGTCTTGTGCTTTGCCCGGAAGGTATGGGCAGGGCGGTCGTAGTAACTGTGAAGTACCCGCGCAGCCACGGTTGCGGTCGGATCGCCCACTCTGTAACCCGTATTCATTACAACTTGCTCATCGGCTCTAGTCCAAAGCGGGGGTAATGCCCCACCTAAGACACCTTTAGCCGTGGCAAAGATTGATTGGCCGGGGTCACCATAGGCTGTCACTAGCCCACTTGGTTTAACCAGGGCGATTGCTGCTCGCAACTCAACCCAAGACATATCTTGCGCCTCGTCAATAGCAATCTCATCCAACTGCTCTGACTCTGGTATGGGGCTGCCTGCCTCAATCCAGCGGGCTAGCGGAAGCAGGAATTTCAACGCGCCCTTGGGTACCTCGTGTTCGAGTTTAAACGGGGGAAGCCCACCAGCCCAAGAGTGCAGTTGTTTGGCTAGCGTGTCTTGTCGGGTGACGGGCTTATTACTTGGCGCATCATCCACATACTGAAGCAATGCTGGGTCAAAGAGGTGGTGTATTCGCCGGGTACTGTATGCTTGGCCTCCAGTTGCGGTGTTTACCTGGCTACCCTGAATGAAGGGTTTAACATAGGGCCATGTTAGGGAGTATACGGTGCCTGCTTGAAGTTGGGGGGCGCGCCTATGTAGTACCCCAGCGGCATCGTTCGTGTAGGTGACAACGGCAGTCTTACCTGTCCATCCAGCCGCAGTCTCGACGATTGTCCTCGTCTTGCCTGTTCCTGGTGGACCGTCTACTGCGACAACTTGGGGTACCTGAGTACCCATCAAGTTATGGATATCCAGGTTAGCCCAATTATCGTCCAACAGATAACTATTATCAGCAGCGATACTAGGCAACCAAAGAGAGTCAGAAGGGAACTTTGCTGTTCAGTCATCATTGACTCGCTGGTTTAAACTTACTTTGGTGCCGCTTAATTCAACGATTTTCTTTGCTTCAGCATAATCGTGTTCTGCTGACTTAACGGCCACAGCCCATGCAGCAGCCACGATAAACAAGTCTTGGGCAGCGGCCAGGAAACTCTCAACGGCAGGGTGCTTGCGGTTTGGGTTACCCGCCCAGGCGTTAGCCATGAGACGGGTAACCCGTAACCTAAACTCCTTCTCGTCAACTTCCCGGCCAAACTTTACCTCTAGAGGTAGGTTGATCCGAATAGTTGACATGGCACTACGACCCCTGGTTGTTCAGGTAGTCACGCAATGCAGCATCCATGCAATCCCGCACAGTCCAAGGGAACTGGCGGTTAGTCTGACGCTTTGCTCTGAAGTTAGAGAACTCAGCGTGCAGGGTAGAATCCACAGGCACCATCAGCGGCTTGATTCCGCTCGGCTGGGTCTGCATCTTTTTGGCTGCTTTCTTAGCAACCTTTTTGGCTTGTTTAGCCATAGTTGTTCCTCCTTTGGAACTAATCTAAGTCTTTTCGTCTAACAAAATGCTCGTACTGCGCTCCCAGATATTCTTGTGTCTCTGGTTGCAGTTGAGCGAGGGGACACACCCAGACCCGTTGGCCTGAGCGCATACCCACCAGCGTCTTTTGGAGAAGATGTTTAGACACTAGCCGCTTGGCTTTCGGAATGTCTCCCAGTTGGGTTAGCATCGTCTCTTGAAGAAGCGGTGGAATAACTAGTGCCGGAGGCTGTTGTTCGCCTAGCGGCCACACAATGAATGCGGTACTTGTACCAAGCGGGCGTTTCTCTGTCCAGGCTTCGATGAACAGCAGGTCACCCGCCGAAATCCTAGCCCATTCCTCAAGCAGTTCCCAGAACCGCTCCTCGGGTGGGATACCCAGTTGGTCAACGGCCTTCTCGGTACTCAACATATACTCCAGAACCTTGCTCCACCCTGGCTGAATGAACAGCGGGGAGCGGGCTACGGTATCCATGCTCGCACTCGATAGCCGGGTCAGGGTTGGCAGTATATCTCGGAGGTCGCTTAGGTGAGTCACCCGCCGCGCTTCGTGTCGTCGTTTAGCCGATCCGCCGAAACCAACCATGAATTCCTTGGCCTTCCCGGTACTGTCGCGCACTTCTACTAGCCAGGGTATCCCAGCAAAGATGCCTTCGCACTCTGCTCGGATGTCGGTCACGCTTGGGTGCTTCTCTCTGGCTTGGTACTTTTCTGCGTTCTTGCTGCCCGTAGTCCAGCCTGAGTTGACTGCTACCCGAAATTCCTTCTCGCTAAACCCTGGCCCTAGTTTGGGGCTAAGGTGAGACCAGATCAAAGCCACTAGTTCGGGTGCCAACTTTTTTCCGGGGTGTAAACGCCCCATAATTTGGCCCACACGGGCTACGAAGTTGTTTCGGTCGCCCTCAGTTACCTCGGCTAACTGCTCTAGCAGGCCGATAAAGTGCATGACTTCGGTGGGCTGGTTGCCCTCTTCGGCCTTGCCCTGGTCTTTGCGCGCCACTAGCCGCGCCATTAGATGGGAAGGGGGTTGCGGAAGTGAGGCAGGGTCTAGTCTACCCTGCAAGATGCGGTATTTTGCAGGCTTGCCGTTCTTGTTTACGGCTAGCGAGTCGGGGAGCATGATGAGACGCCTCGCTTTAGACGACGCCCTTACCTCCCCCGTAACCCCCTCCCCAAAGTCAAAGGTAGCAGGTAACCGTTCGACTTTCACCCCTTCAGGAAGTTTAAACCACACATGAAACCCACCGCTTGGTGACCCTACTACCAACAAGTTCGGGTCAGGTTCTTCACCGGGGCAGAGGTGCGCCCACAGATCCCCGAACGACATCCCATAGGTGTCGAGATCAAGGATGAGTAAGCCAACCCGGTCGGATGGCTGGGGGCAAAGTGCGGCACCCGTCCCTGTTTCATGCAGTAAGTGAGCGTGGAGCAGTTCTTGGTCGTTCTCTTCTATGAAGGTGTCCCACTTGCGCTGATTGAACGCGGTCGGGTACTTCTGTCTGTTGCGGGTAGGAAAAATCCAGTACCCGGCTTCGCTCAGGCTAATCCAATCCTTGGACATTCGACAAATCTCCCGTGTTGATCTCCCCTGCTATCACACGCCAGCAGCGCGCCACAGCAAGCCCCCATAGGTCTCCGTGATCTTGCGAGCAGGTTTCCCAGGCTAATGTATGCGCCCACTCATGGGCTAGCACTAGGTAAACTGCATCTGGAGATCCCAGGACTACGGCTTTGTTTAAACGAATTAGATAGTGGTCTTTGCGCTGGGTGCAATCTCCCAGGCGATCGTCGGGAACCGCATCGGTGATGCGTACCCGCACATTCCGGCCATCATTGGGTGCCGCAAAGATACGCAGCAGCCGAACAACCCGCAGCAATCTACGCCTTCGGTCGTCGCGTTCGGCGTTTATTACCATGTGTTGCCCCCTCTTGCTCCAATAGTAGTCGCACAGCAAGGCGAATGATGCCAGAGATAGGGCGATCAACTAGAAAAGCGTAAGCCTCCAGGGTCTCCAACTCTGTCTGGTTCATTCTGATCTCAATGCGATGGTTTCGGGGTTCCCGCCCTCTCAGATTGGTCATGTTATACTCCTCGATCAACAGGGGATTTGGGACGCTGCCTATTAGGCACCTTTCGACCTATTCGACCGTCAAAAAACGCCGTCATTACGGGCTTTTCTCCCGATTGCGTCGATTTCACGCCTACGCCGCACGATTTCACAGCACCAGCCACAAAATTCTCCAGCGGCGGAACACGCAATTCCAGCGAATCGGCCAGAAACGCTGCAACGGCGGGCTTTTCGGGCAGTTCGATATGTCGAAAGGTGCCTATAAGGGGACCGCTCACTTGCTGGATCCCTCTTGAATCCATGTCGCCCTCCAACCCGGCATAAGAATCTCTTTCCTAGCCTCTTCAACTTCCGCCCTGGTACCTGCCGTGTAGAAAGACTGGGCCACAGGGCCAAAGCCCGTTTCGTTTACCCATTGCCCACCGAGGGGGTTAGGGTGCGGCTGGTCGTAGGGTACCCAATGCTGGATATGAAGGACTAGGCGGTACTGCCGCTTGTCTTCTATGATTTCCCGCACTTTCTCCGAGGAATCACGATGCGCTGGGTCGTTACACGGCGCGCCCTCCATCACCTCGTCATACTCTTCTGTTTCTTTCATGGGTCAAATAACTCCTGCCAATATCAGCGCACTACGAACCGAGTTGCGTTTACACGCCCCGCACCAGCCGCGCTGTTCGTCTGGTTCAACTCGCTCAATGTTGCCGCAGCCCCAGCAGATGCCGGGAACCACGGAGTCTAGCCCGTTGTCATCCAAGAAGCCAGCCAAGTCCTCGCCGTAGCCCTCCTTGTCGAGCAGATCAAGTAGCCCAAAGGATGCCTCAGGCATCTTTTCGGTGCTACCCATCACTAGTCTTGCCCTCCATAGCGCGGCCTTCCCGGCCATTGGACTGGAAGGTTGGCCCCGAATTTGGCCCCAGTACCCGCTCAAAGAACAGCCGCTCGGGGTCACCCTCTTCGCAATGGTCTTGCCGCCAATCCAGCCGATTTCGCAGGGCTAACTTGGCAGAACTATCCTTGGCCAAGGCTTCAATGATCGGCTCGCTAACATCGGTCCACGAGTCCATCGCCTGTGTAAACAGGCCGGACTCGTCGTAGTCGCCCACAATGGCTATCCGATCTCCCGCCCAGGAGCCGACCACTTGGTTCTCCTTCAGGGCCTCATCCGGGGCCGCGTAACCGTACCAGTCGCCGCCCCCGCCCTCGTTGCTCTGGCGTATCAGCAGGGCTAACCCCGCCAAAAACCCCGTACTTGACATCAGAAACTCCATGAACTTCAGCCCGTCACCAAAGCGGTGCGGGTGAATCCACTCTTTGCGATCCTGGTTGACCGCTATGAAATACTGTCCCATGCGTTTAGACCTCCTTTTGGTCTTCGTCTGTCTTTTCTAAAGGGCAGTCTGCTGACCGCAAGTGCGGCCTTAGAAATCGAATTGCGGCCTTCACATCTGACTCAACCGCGTCTGATAGCGCGTCAAGATAGTTATAGGATCTCTCTTGTACCTTGTGTCTATCGAAGGCCATCCGAGTGCTACCTAGGCCGTCTTGCAAGCGATCTAAAATCTCTGCCCTAGCAGAAACATGGCCTGCCTTCGTAGCCTGCCTATCCAACTTGAACAATTCCTCCTCCGACCGGGGAAGGGCAATCAGGGCAGGTCACGGGTTATCTAACTCATCTTCCCACTTCTCTGCCGAACCCTTCCCGCAGAAGATAGTCTTGCCCGCCGCCTCAAAGTCAATAAGGCGTTGCTGCTCGTCTCCGTTTAGACGCTCGAACGCTCCGAGCAACACGCTCTGAATACTTTTAGTCAACATCTTCTTTCGTCCCCTTTTCAGTAGCCTCAATGTAGATCCTCGGCTCTTCGCCCTCGATCTGGTAAGTGTTATCGAAGGACAGCGTTGGGTACTGGCTAGCCATCGTGTGTAGCCAAGCCTCGGGTGGACACCATGCAGTCGTGTACCAAATTTCCCGCCAGCCTGAGCCAGAGTCGTGGTCTTCGCCATCGTAGGCATCCCACTTGGTCCCCCAGTTAGCGACTGACCACTCGTACCAACAGGCAAACCCGTACTTGGAGCGCAACTGCTCCGCCTCTTCGGCAGTCGTGTTAGCACTATCCCCCTCAATTCGCACGGGGCTAGTGGTGCCATGCAGTTCCTCTGGCATCGGGACGCTACCCTCGAATGTAAACTTCATCTTCTTTGAGTAGTTGTCCAACTTGTAGTGGTCGCCTACCCAGCGAATGACATCCTCTTCCGGCCCCTGAACACTCAACTTGTTTGAGCAATGGTTAGGCATTATTTCACATCCTCTTCGTTACAGATAAGCACATCACCAACAATCATGTCGTACTCCAAGTTAGCCTCTTGGGTTGCGCCGTAGTTTACGGCCAGCCCTTTCAGTTTACCCTCCTCGTTGAGAACCATTATCCTGTGATCTTGGACGGGGATGATCTCAATGTAGCCTCCCACAATCTCTTGCAGTTGCTCTAGCGTGTAGCCGCCGTCATCTCCCAGCGGCTTGGGTGCAGGCTCAAACGAGCCATCAGCGCGTAGTATCTTGCTCTCGGTAGGCATTAGAAATCCCTCTCAATCACATCAGCGATTTTTGCGAAGTCCATGCCGTGATCGTTGAGGTAAGCCAGGGTAGCGGCTTGATTTCTTCCGTTCATCACAACCTCTTCGTTGGTCTTCGGGTTAGGGTTCACGAGTTCTGCCCACTCCATTACGCTTTCGGGCAATTCACCCTCGTTGTCGTCATACCACCCCATCGCACTCTGGTCATCTGTCCCCGGCAGCCCCCACACCATGTCCACTCCCTTGTCTTGGCTGTGCAAGTCACAGAGTACCCCAAGGCAACAGAACGCCTCGTTTTCCCCTGAGTATGTGGCTTCCTTCAGTTTCCCTTCCGTTTGCCTATACTTGCCGCTTCTCAGGGCCTCCAACCACAACTTCTTGATTACAGAATTCATTTGGTCTATGCCTCTCGCATGGGTTCTTGGGTTCCGTGAAAGACTTCACCTACTCGCCGGATACCGCACCCGCAAGTAGGCGGCCCAACTTCGTCGAGCCACTTTCTAGTCATGCGGGCAATGCACCCGCAAGCAACACACTCTACCTTCAGTAGCCTAGATCCAGGCTTTTTCTTGTCCCTGTTGGACAGCCCAGGGTGCGGGTAGTCACCCAGATCCTTGGCTATGATTTCCAGCATCTTGTCTAGAGGCCCATCCTTCGGGGCCAAACTGGTTGTCATAGGCATAACAAAGCCTAGGGCTAGCCCGACCTTGCGGAACTCTTTGCGGTGACCGCACCGCGTACCCACGCTGGCATGAACCATCTCATGCAACAGCGTAGCCAGCACATCCTTGGCATCTGTCAGATTGGGGCCAATGAAGATGTGCGCCCTCTCTTTGTCACCGCTGGCCGTCTTATCCCAGCATTGGCCGATGGCCGTACCCCTGCCTCGGTGACCCTTCGGCCAGCCAACCGATAGCAGCGGATCCTCGAACTCGCTTGCATCAGCGCAAGCCAGCACCCAGGGTTTCATGTGTTTACACGCCTTATCCAGCCACTCCTCCCGGTTCATCGGAACCCTCCTTGGTAATGGGTAACTTATGCAACTGTACCCAGAGCATCTCGTTATGCTTGTCACACAGTTGAATGTCCTTGTTTCGGTTCAGGGCAGTAGCCCCAGCCCGGTAAAAAATGCCTGCTGATTGGCGGCAACGGGGAAACGAGCAACTCTCATCCCCTTGCTCCCGCTCTTGAAACTGTTTCATGCCTAACAATCTCGTTAGTTATCCTGCCAGAATGAAAGTGGGGCGACGACCCGAACAAAGTCGCCGCCCCTAACCTAACCCAGTAGGGGCAGGAAGGGCTGGGATAGGTGTGAGGGTGGGCCTTCCCGCCTAGGGACAGACTAACCCATGCTTAGTGATCTAAACTGAAGCACGGTTGTCCTTTCGGCGAGAAGACCGCTTCAAGCGCAGCATTACCGGGCAGAACTCTCACGAGAGGCCGAGAGGCTGTCGTAGCCTGAAGTGGAGGGAGGGCGTGGCTGCCTAGTATGGCTCGTTTCCTTTCGCACGACAGAGCATGATACAAAGCGTCTTGCATCGAGCAGTTGCCGATAAAACCCCGTAGCCACGGAGTCTTGCTGGTCACTTGCTACCCCCCGCCGAAGCGGGGACGCTCTGGGCCTAAAGCCTGTTTATACTCACCCAGTTGAGTCGTGGTTTCGTGACATTCATACAGGCGGAAATCCGGCGATCCCTCCGTCGAATCCAGAAAAAGTTTTCAGCCATTAGGCTATGCCCAGCCTAACACGGCATCGAAAGTGCGGCTACAAATAGGACAACTGTCCAGGCTGTCAATGGTCTCCTGGTCTGCTCCCAGGATGCCCCATCCACACCCACAGAGGATGTTTTCCCTAACATGGCCTGTTTGCTCCTGCCGTTGCCGTTCCCAGCAACTAGCACACAGTTCATCCGTGACCTCGAACTCAGGCACACGGTACTCACATTCTTTGCAGCGTATAAACACACTTAGCCTCCGGGTAGCAATGTAAGGAATAGAATTAGTAGCGTGAAGAACACAATGTCAGCGAGTGTATCTTTGCTCATTAGATATCTTTGCTAGGGAATCCTAGGGTTCGTGCGTACTTTAGTGCGTCACGGTATGTGCCGTCAAAGTACCCGATTACGGTGTAGATTGAGGATCCCCAGGTTTCCTCATAGTCGCGCCAGACTTTTACAGCGCCACCGTGCGTTTTAGTAAAGCGTACAATTACCCAAGATTTGAACATTACTTCGTCTCCTCGATATCGCCGTACTCCAAGCCTTCAGCCTTGGACCACCGCTCTGCCTCAGCAACCGCCCCGCTGCGCTTCTTCCAGGCAACGATGCTGGTCTGGTAAGGCTCCCAAAAGCCCGTTTTACCTTTCCAACCCGTAATGGTTGTCTCTGGGTCATTGTTCCAGCAATAGTGGGTGGCTACCCAACCACGGACAGCCTTCCGCACAACGATGCGATCTGGATGCTTGCTAAACATTCTTGAACCAATCCTGCTGAAAGACCCAGGTATTCTGGAATGCCCCTTCTTTCCACCCAATACGGTGCGGTCCATTAGATCCCCAGCACCCACAGCAATCATGCTCATGCGAGCATTTTTCTGGGGTAGCGTTTACTTCGTCTGCCAGCCAGTCAAAGACTGCCGTCTCAAACTTGTGGGAGCGCGGAGTACGCTTGCTATCATGCACTACGAACACCCTGCTAAATGCTTCGGCTAGGCTGTCCGCTGGGCCATCTTCTATGTACGAATCCACTCTCAAGCCTTCAGTACGGGATTGTCCCATGTTGTTTGCCTCTTGTTTAGGTTAGCGGGAATTGCTCTCTGGTTTCACGCCTTACGCATGCGCATGATACCCGTGGGAAAAAGAGAGAGACCCCCGAAGGGGTCTCCCTTTTTGCCTCTCAACTAGTCTTTATAGGCTAGGCTAGTGTGGAGTTCGTCCACGGCCTCGCCTTTCTTGTTGATGCCAGGTCCAGGCTTGGTATAGCCTTTCGCCTTGTCAGCCTCGATAAACTTACGGATTTCGTCTCCGTAGTCCAGAATCCGCAGCCATTGCGCGGCGTATAACGAGGTTGGCCGTCTTTGATGCCCATACAGACTCAGGCATCCCTTACCCTCTGACACTTTGCAGCGCAATCGGGATTTCTCGGCCAATGTGGCGGTCTTTTCGGCCAGTTGAGTCTTGGTAGACGCCATTTGGGCCTGGAGAGCGGCCAGTTGAGTGGCCATATCATTGCTATTTGTCATAGGTTTCACGCTTGTAGTGAAGGTTGACGGAAGCGGGCCGATATGACCCGTGCCGCTAGGGCAGGTTGCCCCGGCGACACTCATACAGGCGGATCCAGGCCGATCCCTCCGCCCAACTTCCGCGATGCTCGTAAGTCGTTTATTTTCAACGGGTTACGG